GCACTGCTGTGCAACTCCCAGAAAACGGCAAGCCATTCCCTGGAGCACAGTGCTCCACCGGACGTCATGAAACCGCCCCTTACCCGGCCGTATTGCTACGGTCGGACCCATCGGCTTTTTAGTGTGACGACGCCGCGCCGTTCAGAAACTTCCAAGTGTGTCTCTGGCCGAGGGCCATTAACATTTTTTAACCCTTTGTCAGCCGATTGCTTTTCGAGCCGGGACCGTTTCGCTAAGTATCCTGTAGTTATAGATACCGCGGACCTGCGGTTATTGTCAAAATGACGAGGAGAAAAACCCCTCACCATGGACAAATAGTCGCGGTCAGAAATACGGTCCGGTTCTAGAGCTTCGAGCATCAAAAGACACTTCAAAAGTGCAGGGTAACCGTTTAGATTGTCGACCGCTTTCACGGGGGAGACGACCCAGGCCTTGATTTCTAAAGCCTGTTCGTTGGTGTTAAACCTTACCTTCTTCTTGTTATACGAAGAAAATTTAGGTACGCCATCATCTTGAAGCAACGATTTACCTAGCCCAGAACATCTGCTAGTTACGACTGGTAGAAGACCCAGAAGCCGCTCTACACGTTTAAACATGTAGGCAGAAGACAACTGAAACCCCCTAAAATTAAGGAGATTTGCTGTTGCTGTCCAACTAACAAGTTGGCCTGCGTTCCGATTGTTATCGGGAGGCGTTTCGCGTACGTAAGTAGGTGTAACCTTCTTACCAGCAAACGCATCCATACCGCACGATTCCCGGAATTGACCCCGAAAAAAGCTTTTGTCGGTATTCACTCTGCAATAGTACTTTTGCAGGTAACTCATAACAACAACTGAACAGTCTGTGGGGACAATAATATCATCACCATAGACGTATACTAGTTTTGCAACCCTCTGAATTGAGGGACTAGTATATGAAAGGTTGTACTTTTCGAGCAAAGCCACTACACATATCGTGTAAAAGTACATGGCTTCAACAGGAAAGCACAAGGCACTACCCATAGACGCAAATTTAGACAGGGGTATAATACTCCCATCTGGCATCTGCGCCTTCCTCGTTCTACACGCGTCAATTGAACCCTTCAAATCTGGATTCGAATTGAACATGCTTAAAGCTAACTCGTAGGGTACGAGGTCGCTAGCTGCTGACATGTCTATAGTTGCAAACATGCCATCAGCAGAGGAACTAATTGCCAAATCGCGATTTACTTGCTGGTCAGAAAAATTTATATGACCGGCTGTTAGATCGTAATTTTCGATACCTTTTACAAGGGCTCGAGAGACCGCCTGTTGTGAATATTGCATACAGGTAGGCTCAATCGCAATAATACGGGGTGTCTTTAGGGTCTTTGGTACAGTGATAACCCTCACGGGTTGCTCATCGTCCAAAGCAACGATAGAAAGACGCTTGAACTCTTCGCTATCAACCGCATTTGAATTAACAAACGCGGTATCAAGCAAAGGAAAAAAGGGTTCAAGCCTATCGTGCCAAATCCGCTGACAGAACTTCGCATTTCCGCTTAGTTTGTCGGCAGTAGCTCCCGGACCATGTTTAGGTACGGTACTGTTGAAGGCAAATAGTTCGTTGCCAAACAGTAAACGAGGCCAAATAAGGCTAACAACACGGGCAAAATTATCCGTGTCCACGTCGGCAAGTGGGTTCCTAAAAACTTGCTCATCTTTAACAAACTTTTTAAGCGCCGCAGCAACTCTGTTGCTGCTGCACGGCACTTTGACTTTCTTAAGGAAATAAGCAATCTGCCTAATCCCTTCGATAGCCTGTACATCAGGTTTGTCATAAATCCTCCCATCAACATCGAACACACGCCCGAAGAAACCTCGTAGAAATGCGGGGGCCTTCCGGAATTTCGTAAAGCTACGAAACGCCGTTGGGGCGATACAGCCATTGGATAGAGACCTGTCAAGGTCCTTACCAAGACTAGGAAGAGTTATCGTCAGAAACGATAAACCTTCGTGTTCGACACGTGATCTAAGTCTAATCAGATCACGCTCTTCAAGTTGTAATTCAGTGCACATGGCCACTGCATCTTTATAAATGCAGACAGCCAACTCAAGGAAAACTCTTACGTGGCTTTTCATACTACCTCCAAAACTTGGGGGCCAGTAGTCCAACCACGGAGTTAACTTTGCAGACTCAATATAAATCAAGTATGCACCACACAGTAAAACCCAACTAGTGCTCGTTGCCGCAGACTTTGGCAACCAAAGAACTAGTCAGATAGGCCGCAATGGCCTGTACAACATAGTCGATCTCAGTATCGTCGAACCCAAATTCTGGTTCATCAATAACGAGATAAACACCCAGATTCTTATATTCATTTACTGAAGATAAGGGGTCTGCAGCGACCTTACGTTGGTCGATGCGAACCATACGCCGTGTTCTGCTTTGGTTTTCTTGATGACTAACAGTCATCTTAAATTCCTCATCAGACGCAGAGTATTCTGAGCGATACCCGTCGGATTTTATCCGAGCGAGTGTTTTAGCAACGGTGTTGACTGTGATAGTTTGGGGATCAGTTAAAGCCATGGTAGGCCTCCTTTAAGTTTACATCTATTTAAGGGCGATATATATCTACCCAGTAAAATGGTGAATGATATTAGTTAGTACCGAAGCCTAGATAGGCCCAGTGCTCCCAATATCGACAATCTCCGAGGTGAAAAATCCCCGAAAGATAGTCCAAAACCGAACGGGCTAGCAGCGACACGTTTCTTCCGCTCTAAAGTAGAAGAAGCCGTCAGGGAAACTGCCCCAGATTTGAGGTAGTTTGTTCCTGTAGTATCGATCCGTTGTGAAACCGTCTCCATAATATACG